TCTGTGGTTGCATCATACCTTGTTGCTGTTGTTGCTGTTGCATCATAGCTTGTTGTTGCATTTGCTGCATAGCTTGAGCATGTTTTTGCATAATTCCAGCTTGTTCAGGACGCAGGTCTCCTTCATATCTAATTGAAGGTGCGTTGGTTGTTATTTGTTTCTGAGGATTCATCATAATTTAACTCGGGTTTCTTACCTTATCCGTTTTTACTAAATAAATCAAGAGCTGGCATGATAACTTTTACATCCTGAGCCATGTCTTCATTCTTATATCCCTTGGCTTCCCACTCACTTCTCTCTTTAAAAGTCTCGCCAGTTGCTATGTTTCTATACGTTGTTGTAGTTTCTGCCTGTAATACAGGTATTACTTTATTTTCCATGTTTAATCCAATACTGTTTTTTTAATGTTTAAGTAACTAATACCTACATCTGTGGCACCAGTAGTACTAGCTATAACCGTAAGAGTCGTACCACCCTCTACAATTAATGGTTGGGTCAAAAGCTCTAGACTTACGTTAGCCGTAAGAGCTACTGTTTTAATTACAGTAACACCATTATTTTTTACTGTAATTGTAGGAGTTCCTACAGACATTACTCTTAAAGATTTAAGAATATAAGTCTCACTTACTAAAGGGTTTCCTGTACCAAACATATTGGCACCGACTCCACTTAGATCTTGTGCAGCTACTCCATAAAATAAATATTGATTCTGTATTGACATTATTCTAAAAAGAAAGCTTTAGCTTCTATCTCCTGTTTAAGTTCCTGTTGAAACGTTGTATTTAATTTCTCAATAATAGCATCCAAATCTCTAACTTGGTTAGCTGCTACAGCTTCATCATATTGTTTTGCAGGTCTTGTTAATGATTGTACTATCTTTGCCATAAACTTGCGATGCCTCCTTTAAAATAACCAGCTCTACCACCTCTAGCCATTTTGTCATCTTCTTCTCTTCCTCTACCCGTTGAAGTACCACCACCGTTGCCGCCTGTTTCTTTTCCATAATTTTCTCTATTAGCATCTGCTTCTGTAAAACCTGTAGTTCCAACATTACCACCTGCACCTTGTAAACCTGTTCTGTAATTTTCTTGTATAGTTTGTTTTTCTTCAAAAAGATCTGCTTCTTCCGCTAAAACTCTCTCGTAATTTTTTTGACTAATAGGTTTACCTAATGCAATTCTGTTTTCAAAATATTCTCTTCTATTTGCTAGTTGTTGTTGATAATCATTAGTTCCAAACATAGATTGAACATTCTGTCCAGCCAATGCAGAAGTAGGTCCATATTGTTGAAGACCAGTACCAGGATTTGTACCTATGTATCCTCTTCTTGTGGCATAATCTATTTGACCTTGAAGATTAGGATTGTAATTACGTGAACCTGGTCTTGTTGGATTAAATGTTCTACCTAACATTAAAGCTCCAGCCATTAAACCAACGGGTCCTAACATACCACTTGAAATTGATTTTTTAGCAGCATTGTTTAAAACATTACGACCCAAAGTTGCCACTAAATTTTTAGGATTAAAAGCATTTTTCATTCCATAAATACCTCCGCCTGTATAGTCTTCTTCTTCTTGTTCAATTCCTAAAGTTTCATAAGCATACTCTAAGGCTTTGTCAGTTATCATATTTAACCCACGACTTTTAGCATACTCTAAAGCTAAACCCATTACTAGCTGTTCCATTATCGTCTTCCTCCTGAGTGTACATCTAATCTAAATGTACCTAGCTTCCAGTTACTATCTACTGCAGTGTTTGATATAGTTAAAGCAATTTGTCTAGCTCTTGCTCTAGTATCAACTTTTGTTGTAGTTGGAGTTAATGTAAATGGACCTAAAGGTGAACTTGTTGCAGCATCATTCGGATAATCTCTTAAATCTAGTTGTACAATAGCATTTCCTGTTTGTGTAATAAAGTCAGGAATAATTCTACTCACCCTCATTATAAATTCTCCATCTCCTCTAAATGAGATACCTTCTCTTTGGTCTTGTGTAATATCATAATCCCCTGAAGTAATACTTGCCGGTACAGCAAAACTAGTGCCACCCTTAATATAATTTACTCCGGTTTCATGTTCATAGTAAATAGAAATACCATCTGTGTTACCTACTGTACCACAAGTATCTGTATCTGCATCGTACTGAGTTGCATGAGGTAAACCAAATACAGATGAATCTTCCCAAGTTGTTCTAGGGAAAATTGAACTAGCATTAGTAAACCAAATAGGCCTGTCTCTTGTTGAATCTAGATAACTGTATGTAACTGATCTATCAACTACATTTGAACCTGAAGTACAATAGAACCAAGTAATTTCACCAAATAAATTATTAATACCACAATACACTAATTGATTAGAACTTGTATTAAGATCATCATAAACATAATCTTCTACTAAACATTGCATAGATTGTAATTGACCCGTGTATCTAAAGAAACCATTATCAGACATCCAGTAAGCCGCACCATCTACTTCAACGGCTGCATTCTTACCTAGTAATCCACAGTTATTTCCAACTTGCTCATAAGCAAATGTAAATGGAGTTCCAACAAATCTCATAGTAAACAAAGATGTATCAGTCCAAACATAAATTGCATTTCTTCCAAGTTTAGCACCCATGATCCGTGATCCAGCAGCCAATCTCTGTGTACCAGCACTATTGATTGCTGTTGGTGCATAGTCATTAATATTTTCTTGAGAAGAGAACCTTATGAACATATCATCTTGAGTTGTAGGGTCTCCAATCGTCGTCTCTGTTCCAAAAAATACTAAGTGTCTATCCGGCGTTGAGACTAACATGTCCCTTGACGCTGTTGGTGCACCTGATATAATAGTTGCTCTTACTGTTACAGCATTTGTTGCATTTGAATCCCACTCGAAACAAGGACCATTAACAATTAAAGCAATTAAAGTTTGGCCTAAATTGTCCAAGGACCATTGACCGGGGTCCGCTACAGAATCTGTACTCGTTGATGCTTCTCCCCAACCTACGTAATCGGTTCCATTAGTAACCGTAGCTCCACTAGAATAAGTTGATGCAGAAGTTCCTCTTTGTGCTCTAACAACACCTGTTAATTCTGTTCCGGTAATTCCAGTGTACTTTATAAATTCTGTGCCAACTAAAATATAAGATGTTCCTGAAGTTGGAAAATCAGCTACACTTGTTAATGTAATTCCTGTTGTTTGTCCTGTGCTAGTAATTGCTGCACTTAAAGTAGTTGTTTTAGCACCAGCAGCTGTTCCACCAAAAGTAGAAATACCATAACCATAAACTCCTAGTTGTTGAGCCGGTCCTACCGGGTAATAATATTTAACAGATAGATCTCCATCGGTTGCAGAAGCACTAGCGTTAGATGCCATAGTAATAGTAACTGAAACAGGATCTACTACTTCAGTTATCATAAATGTTTTATTATCAAAATCAGCAGCGGAATAACCGGAACCTGTTGGAGGTGTAACATTTTCAAGAAATAAAATATCTCCAGCAGTTATTCCAGCAGTTGAAGATAAAGTAATAGTAAGAATAGCTGAACCTGAAGTACAAGCTAGTTTATCTGTTAGTGTTCCAAAGTCGGTTTTGATAGGATGAATATCGTAGTACACTCCCCCTGAGTAAGCATATAAAATTCTATTAGTTCCTAGAATAGCATACTTGATTGATGTTTTATTAACCATGTGATGTAGTGCTCTTGTTGGACCACATAAATTAGTAGAGCCTAATTGAGCCCAACCACCTATCTTCTCTGGAGTACCATATCTAAAACGTACATTCTCCCCGCCAGTCCATTGCGACTCAGCTCCTGTAGATGTAACTTGTTTGTTAAAACCGGGTAAAAACCCTAATTTTTGTAACATATAAAATCCTGTTTATTAGGTGTTATATCAGATTGTAAGTGCTTTCAATATATAATATTTAGATTATTTTGATAGTATTATATAATAATTTAGCTCAAATTAAAACCCAATGTTCTTTCATGTTATTTTCGATTGTTTTATCAAATAAATCTTTAGTTAATATATCAAAAGCTATAGTTATTCTTTCAGTGTTTTCACTTTGTTGATCTGTGTGGTGTGTCACCCATCCTGGAAATAAAGTTATTTTACCAGGAATATTTTTACTTGCATAATCTTTTTTGTAATAAGGAGATTCATAGTAAGTATTAGTGTTGTTTGTTTTAACACAGATATGCCCACTTAAATAAGTTTCTTGATCTTCTGCATGGTGATGTTTTTTTATTTGTTCTCCTTTTCTCATAACATTATACCAACATTGAATGTAGTAATTTTTATCAATATTT